ACGGCCCCGGCGACGTGGGCTCGGAGTTCGACGACATCATGAGCCTGGACGGCGAAGCGTTCGAGGATGCGATTGCAGCGATGGCGCGCACGAACCCGGCCCGGTTCGCGCGCTTCCAGTCCGAAAGGCAGTAGGTCCAGTGCTCGCCGAAGCGCTCGCGCCGGATGCGGTCAGCAGCGTCTGCAAGGACCTGCGGCCGGGCGGGCGCATCGTCTTCGGCGACACCGGGATCTGCGTGGAGGTCCTCGCCAAGAGCGGCCGGGCAACCAAGCTGCGGCTGACGGCGCCACGCGGCACGCACATCCGGCAGGAGCCGGAACAGCAGGGGCGCTTGGCCGAAACGGCAAGCATGGAATGATGTAGCTATCCGCCGCGGTGTGGAAAGCGCGGCGGCCAAGGTGGGGCGCAGGAGTGCTCCCCGGGTTTTTCTCAACCTGACGGAGTTTCTTCATGGCACGCACGATCATCGGCGTCAACGACCCCAAGGCAGTCAAGAAGTACAGCGGCATGCTGCACTTCGACGTGTCCCAGCGCGCCTACTGGGGGCAGCGCTTCATGGGGCGCGGCGCGGAAGCGGAGGTCCCGGTCCAACTGCTCACCGACCTCGAATCGGACGCCGGCGAGCAGATTTACTACGACCTGCTCGCCGAGTTGCGCATGACTCCGATCGAGGGCGAGAACAACCTCGAAGGCAACGAGGAGCAGCAGCGCTTCTACACCGACTCGATCTACATCGACCAGGCGCGCGCCGGCGTGAACACCGGCGGGCGCATGACACGCAAGCGCACGCTGCACAACCTGCGCGAGAAGGCGCGGCGCCAGCAGGCCAACTACTGGGCACGCGTCTTCGACGAACAGTTGTTCATGTACCTGTCGGGCGCCCGGGGCGTGAACACGAACTTCCTGTTTCCGGTGGGCTACACCGGCCGCGCGAACAACGCATTCACGGCTCCGGACGCGAACCACACGCTCTACGGCAACAACGCCACGGCGTACAACAACATCGACTCGTCGGACATCTTCGACCTGCGCCTTCTCGACCGCGCCAAGACGCGGGCCGATGTGCAGGGCGGCGGCCCGACCGGCATCCCGGTCATGCAGCCGTGCAAGATCGACGGCAACGAGACCTTCGTCGCAGTGATGCACACCTGGCAGGAGGACGACATCCGCTCATCGGTCTCGACGGGCCAGTGGATGGACATCCAGAAGGCCGCCGCGGCCGCCGAGGGGCGCAACTCGCCGCTGTTCAAGGGGTCCCTCGGCATGTACCGCGGGATCATCATGCACTCGCACCGCAACGTGATCCGCTTCAGCGATGCAGGAGCCGGTGGAAACGTCGAAGCCGGGCGCGGCCTGTTCCTCGGAGCGCAGGCGGCGGTGGTCGCGTTCGGCTCTCCGGGCACGAACATGCGCTTCGACTGGCACGAGGAGACGCGCGACAACGGCGACAAGGTGGTCATCAGCACGGCGGCGATCTTCGGCGTCAAGAAGGTCACGTTCTCGACCGACATCGGGGCGCAGGACTTCGGCGTCTTCGCCCTCGACACGGCCTGCGCATCGCGCTGATCCTGAATCTCAGTAGGACCCGACATCATGGCCTTCACCAACAGCAACGACTTCATCAGCGGGCGCAAGCCGGTTCCGACGCCTGCGGGCGCCGAAGTGATGGCGACGCGCTTCACTCTTGCGATGGCGACCGGCGACCTGGCGCTCAACACGATCGGCCAGATCGGCGAACTGCCTGCCGGCTGCGTGCCGGTGGACGTGTACGTGGACGGCACGGACATGGATTCCGGCGCGGCGGCGATGGTGCTGCAGGTCGGCATCTGGGATGGTTCCAGCGGCAGCTTGTCGGTCGCGGCTGCCGACGGCGGCGCGCACTGGGGCGTGACGACCGCCGTCAACACGGCGTTCCGTCAGCGCATCACCGACAACGGCAATGCGCTCGCGTCTGTCCAGGTCAGCGCTGTGGCGCGCAAGCTCGGCGTGAAGGTCGGCACGGCGCCGTCGACGGCCGTTGCCGGCACCCTGGGCGTGACGCTGCTGTACCGCGCCGCCTGACGGCAACAGCATGCGCTTGTTGACATCGATCGCTGCACGCCGCGATGGCACCGTGCAGGTGCAGGGCGACGACGGGGCGGCATGGGTATTCCAGGCCGATGCCGACGGGCGCCTGGCATGCGAGATCGACGACGCTCCGCTGGTGCAGCGCCTCATGCGCAGCGGGAATTTCTCGTTGGCGCAGGGCCAACTCCCGATGCAGGCAGTCAGCGTAGAGCCAGACGCGGACCTCGACGAGATCGAGGGCGACGATGCGGAAGGCGCCGTGGAGTCCGCTCCGCTCGAAGCCAACACGCCGCCGGCATCGGTCCCTGGCGCGCGCAGGCGCGGCCGGCCTCCGAAGGAGCGTTGAGCCATGAAGGGCATCCATGTCATCGACCGCCTGCGCGTCATCCTGAACGACGCCGACGAGGTGGGCTGGACGGACGACGAACTGATCCTGTGGATCAATGACGGGTGTCGGTTCATCGCCCTGTTGCGCCCGGACGCTGCGGTCGTGAACGCGTCGATGTCCCTTGCTGCCGGCAGTAAGCAATCGATCGCTGCGCTGACCCCGCCAGGCTTGCGGCTGCTGGATGTCATTCGCGCCGTTGCGAGCGGGCGCGCAATTCGTCTCGTCGATCGCGAGAGGCTCGATACCGTGATGCCCAGTTGGCATGCGGCAACGGCCGGAGTCCCCACCAACTACACCTTCGACAACCGCGACCCCAAGACGTTCTACGTCTATCCGCCGGCCGCGGCGTCGACCCAAGTCGAGATCGTCTACAGCCGTGTTCCGGTGGAGGTGACAGCAGGGAACGTGTCATCGCAGGACCTGAGCCTGGACGACGTGTTCATGGACCCGCTGTTGAACTATGTGCTGCACCGAGCCTATGGCAAGGACGCGGACCACGCCAAGAATGCCGCGCTGTCCGCCGGCTACAGGCAGTTGGCTGAGATGCTGCTACAAGGCAAGAGCAAGTCCGATGCGGTGTTCTCGCCGGACTTCAACACGCCCAACGCGATGATGTCCGCTGGAGCCCGCGCCGGCGGTGTTTGACCGTGGTCGCGTGGCCGGCCTTCTTCCCTTTCATCGCGCCCGAGTCACCGGGTTCTGCCGACATCGCGATCGAGGCCGCCGCGCGCAAGGCGGCAATCGAGTTCTGCTCGGAGAGCGGCGTCGCAGAGAAGACGCTGGCCGACATCGCCACGGTTCAAGGGCAGTCCGACTACACGATCGTAGCCGCCGAAGAAGCTGTCGCCCGCCTGCTTTCGGTGCGTCTGGACGGGCTGCGCTTGACGCTTCTGACGGGCGCCGAGATCGACGATCTGCCGGACCTCGAAGGCGACGCTCAGCCGTGGGCGGCGACCCTTGCAGGACCGCTGTCACTGCGCCTCGTGCCGTCGGCTTCCGTCGCCGACCAGAAGATCAGCATCCGCGCGGCGATGCGCCCGACGCAGGGGGCCACCGGACTCGATGACATGGTGTTCGAGCGCTATGCGCTGGACATCGCCGCTGGCGCCGTGGCTCTGCTCGAACCCAAGCGGATCGACGCCAAGGCCAGATTCCTCGATGCCATCGGCCGGGCGCGCGTGGCGGTGTTGCGCAATCACTCGCGGACGGGCACTCGTTCGCGGGTCAACTGGTGCTGACGTGACATGCTGCTGCGATTCGTCGGTTTCGCGGGAGCAAACCTCGCCCTGCATCCGTTGCTGTTGCCCGAAGGCGTCGGTGTCGAGTCGCTGAACCAGAAGCCTGGCCGCGGCGACTTGCGGCCGTGGAACGAGCCGCTCGACGTGGCGACGGTCGCGTCTGGAACGAAGACGATCTATCGCATGGGCCGCGACGTTGCGAACGACGCGGACTACTGGCTTGAGTGGAGCACGCGCGTCAATGTGGCGCGAGGCTTCATTGCGAGCGACACGACGGAGCGCACGTTCTGGACTGGCGACGGGTCTCCCAAGTGGACCGACAACAGCATCGGGTTGGGCTCGGCGCCGTACCCGGATGCGGCGGGAGTGCGCATCCTAGGCGTCCCGAAACCCAACGCTGACCCGACGCTGAGTGAACAGGCCGCCGGCACCGGAACCGACGAGGATCGCGCCTACGTCGTGACGTGGGTCAACGACCGCGGCGAGGAAAGCCAACCCAGCAACGCCGACACGATCACCTGCAAGCCAGGGGCAACGATCCGCATCACTCGCCACGCCACTATCCCATCCGGGAACTACGGCCTCGACAAGTGGCGGGTGTACCGTACCGTCGCCGGAGGCGAGAACGACTATTACTTCGTCGCCGAAGTGGACGACGCTACCAGCTACGTCGATGAGTCCGGAAGCATCAACACGGCATCGCCGCTGCTGTCCGAGTCGTGGGCCGTACCGCCAGCCAGCCTGTGGAACCTCAAGGCGCTGTGGAATGGGATGTTTGCCGGCGTGGTTGGCAAGTCGGTCCGGTTCTGCGAACCGTTCCGGCCGTTCGCCTGGCCCTCGGAGTACGAACTGCTGGTCGACGACGACATCATCGGACTGGCGCGGTGGCGCCAGAACCTCGTCGTTCTGACGGTCGGGCAGCCCTACATCATCACCGGCAGCAGTCCCGACGCGATGAGCTTGCAGCCCGTCGAACTCAATCAGGCGTGCACGTCACGGTATGGCATCGTCGAATTCGGGCACGGCGTCGCTTGGCCGTCGCCGGATGGCCTGACCTACATGGGGGACGCCGGTGCCAGACTGCTGACAGCGGGCTTGATCCAGCGCGAGGAGTGGCAAGCACTGGGGCCGACGACATGGGTTGCCGGAGAGTACGAGGGGCTGTATCTGGGGAGCTACAACTCCGGCGGTCGCAAGTCGCTGCTGATCGACCCGCTCGATCCAAGGACGCTGTACTTCTCGGATGTCGGCTTCAACGTCTGCCACCGCGATCCGATCGCCGACGCGCTCTACATCCTGCTGAACACCGGAACTGATGTGAAGCGCTGGGAAGGAGGCTCGACGCCGCTGACTGCGAAGTGGAAGTCCGGCATCCAGCGCTTGCCAAAGCCGAGCAATCTGGCGTGGTGCCAGGTCGTCGCGGACGCCTACCCGGTCACGCTCTCGATCTGGGCCGATGGCACGCTGCGCGTCAACGCCAAGAGCGTCACCAGTCGGGCAGCGTTCAGGCTCCCGTCTGGGTTCCTCGCAGAACAATGGCAGGTCCTCATTGAGACCGATGGCGCAGTGCAAACCGTGCTGCTGGCGCAGTCGATCGAAGAACTCAATGCGGCATGAGCGACCCGACCGTCCCTGATCTGCCGGACGCTGATGTCGAGCCGCGCCGGCTCAAGCGGTTCCTGGAAGCATTGCGCGAGATCGTGCAGACGCGCGAGGGACGCCGCGGCAATATTCTGGACCAGAGCGTCACCTGGCGCGAACTGCTGGGTTGGGGGCTCATCGCCAAGACTGGGCCGAGCCGCTACTCCGGGGTGGTGGATGCCATTCCGGGTCCCCCCGGACCGCCAGGCCCGGAAGGGCCTCCAGGCTCCGACCCTCCAGACCTGACGGCACCGCCCAACGCGACCGGATTGACCGTGACAGCGGGCTTCTCGACGCTTTTCGTCGAATGGGATGAGCCGAGCTACACGGAAGGTCATGGCCCTGGCTATGTCGAGGTCTGGGCGGCGCAGAACACAGGAACAGCGCCAGTCTTTACCGCGGCGCAGATCGTTTCCAAGGAAATCGGGACCATCTTCGCCTTCGCCGCGGGCTTAGGCAAGACCTACCACTTCTGGATCAAGAACGTCACGCATGACGGGGTGGCTCAGACCACGCCAACCGGCGGCACGAATGGCGTCTCAGGCACGACGACCAAGATCGGCACGACCGACCTGACCGATCTGCTCGTCACGGCCGGAAAGATTGCCGACGGCTCGGTTACGGCGGCGAAGATTCTCGGCGGCGCGGTCGATGCGTCGAAGCTGGCAGTCACCATCGGCGGCGGCAATGCGCTTGTCAACTCGTCGTTCGAGGTCGATTCAAATGCCGACGGACTGGCCGATGGATGGTCGGTCTACACGCTGGGAACGGTCGGAAGTGCCAGCAGCAGCATAGACACGGCGCTTGTTGCACACGGCGCCAAGAGCCAGAAGCGCAGCGCGACGGCGCTCGGCACTTCGTCATCCGACCGCATCGGATTGCAGCAAAGCCTTGTTCTGCCTGACGTGGTTGGCAAGACGGCCATCCTGTCTGGCTCGCTGGCGGCGAGCGCGTCGGCTAAGGTCGCCGTGCGAATGGTGTTCAAGGACAGCGGCGGCGGCGTCATCTCGCCACAGGCGTTCAGCCCCCACGCGGCATCCACTGGCGCATTGGAGCGCAAGTCCGTTTCCGCAGTTGTCCCGGCCGGCACCGTCACCATCGGCTGCTACGCATACGCGACTGAACGCCCGACGGGCGGCGCCTGCGACTTTCATTGCGACGCGATGCAGTTCGAGTTCGCCGACGTGCTCACGGCCTATGCTCCGAAGCCGGACGAAATCCTGGCCGGGAGCATTGGCACAACGGCGATCGCGGACGATGCGATCACGACCCCCAAGATCGTCGCCGGTGCCATCGTCGCAGGCAAGATCGCCGCGAACGCGGTGGGCGCCAACGAGATCGCTGCAGGGTCGATCACCACCAACAAGCTCGTCGTCGCTGGCGCGCAGGCCCTCAACAACGACCCACGAGGTTCGGACAGTACCGCATGGACCGTGTACTCGGGAGGTGCGAATCTCGTCTTTGCGAGCGGCGTCACCGACATCCCTGGCGGCGGCTCGACGGCGCTGCAAAACGCCGCCGGCACCAAGGTCGTCATCACGTCAGAGTTGATCCCGCTCGACCAGAACAGGAACTACCGCCTCAAGGCGTCGCTGAAGCAGACCGTCGGCACCAACGACAAGGTGTACCTCGGAGTTCACTGGTGGGACGCGAACGGAGTCCACCTGGCGGCCAACGTGGCACAGCCTACCGGCGCCGGCTCTCCGGCAGGGTGGGCGTCCAATGGCGTCGATAGCCGGTGGCAGAGCAACATCGACGCGCCGGCGGCGTGGACCGAGTACACGGCGGCATTCGGCCCAGACGAGACGGCTCAGATTCCAAGCAACGCCAGGTTCTTCAGCCTCGGCGCCATCCTGAACAACCTCGCCACCGCCTCGTCCGTCATCCTGCTCACCGGGTACTCGGTCAAGGAGAAGTCCGACTACGACATGATCGTGGATGGGGCGATCCTGGCGAACCACCTGGCAGCCAATTCGATCGCCGTCGGCACGGCCGCGATCGAGAACGGGGCCATCGTGAACGCGATGATCGGATCGGCGGCCATCGACAGCGCAAAGATCGCCAGCCTCAGTGTTGCGACGGCCAACATCGCCAATGCGGCGATCACGACGGCGAAGATCGCGAACCTGGCAGTCACGAACGCACAGATCAACGATCTGAACGCGGCCAAGATCGATGCCGGCTACTTATCGGCCTCACGGATTGCGGCTGCTTCGATCGACGCCACCAAGCTCAGCGTGTCGAACCTGGCGGCGATCACTGCCGACATGGGGGCGATCACTGCCGGCACGCTGACCCTGAACACGAGCGGGCATGTCAAGGGCGGGCAGACCGCCTACGACACCGGAACTGGATTCTTCCTGGGATACAGCGGGGCGGCCTACAAGTTGTCCATCGGCAGTGCGACAAGGGGCCTGCTCTGGAACGGGTCTGACCTCGTGGTCCGCGGCGACATCATCGCCAACGGCAACATCGTGTCCGATGCCGTCACGACGGACAAGATCAGCGATGGCGCGATCAGGGCCTTCGCTTCGGCAACGGCATCCTCGCCCGTCTCCTACTCGTCGTGGACGGCCATCCTGACCGCCTCTCCGGCGGTTGACGTTGGCTCCACAGGCAAGGTCGGGCTGATCACGACCATCAGCTTCATCAATGGCTACTCGGCCGCAGGCGAGAACGACTCGGGATCGCAGTCCACTCCGGAATTCAGGCTCAAGCGGGGAAGCACCGTTCTGGCAACGTGGCAGCCGGCCCTTGGCTCACTCGTTGCGAGCCGCGGCACCACTTCGTACACCTGCGTCGATACGCCCGGATCGGGCAGCTATGCGTATTCTCTGGAAATGCGCGACGCCAGCGGGCTCTACAGCCTCGCGGTGGCGGAGAACCGCTCGCTTTCGGCGCTGGGGGTCAAGAAGTGAGCAGGTTCCTCGTTTGCGATGCCGCCACCGGGCGGCCGATCCAGGTGTCCAACTGCGACAGCTCGGAGGACGCGATCTCTGCGTTCGATGGCGGCGTGCTGGCTGTGGAACTGAACGACGGCCAGGATGACTCGACGCACTATTTCAGCATCGCCAACTTGGTCCTGACGGCGTTTCCGGAGCGACCCAGCCCGGCCCACAGGTTCGACTACGCTGCGGAGCGTTGGACCGACCCTCGAAGCCTGGACGAACTCAAGGCCGCCAAGTGGGCCGAGATCAAGGCGGCGCGTGAGGTGGCCAACTCGGGGCCGAAGGTGACCAGCTTCGGCACATTCGACGCGACGCCAGAGGATCGCGCCAACATCGCCGCCGTCGTCGCCATCGGGCAGACCGCCGCCAAGCACGGCTATCCGTCGGGCGTGAACTTCACGCTGGCCGACAACACGCGAGTCGCGTTCACGCTCGATCAGTTCGAGAACGCGGCGATGCAGGTCGGCGCTCAGGTCCAAGCCAACTTCGACAAGGCCGACACGCTGCGCAAGCAGATCGACGCGGCCACGACGGCGGCCGAACTCGACTTGATCGTCTGGTGAAACTGGCCTAGCCGTGGCGAAGATCGTCTCCGACCTGATGCGCGTCTGGCGCTTCGTGCACGAGCACACTGGAGTGCCGCTGTCGCACACGATGAAGACGCTCGGCCTGGAGCACGCCGACGGGCGCTTGGTGTGCGGGGTGCTGTACGACGCGCCCAACGGGGTGAACCTGTGGATGCACGTCGCCGTCGAGCCCGGCGCGAACCTGACGCCGCGCTTCGTGCGCTACGCCTTCGAGTATCCGTTCCTCGAACTGGGCTGCGAGCGCGTCACCGGCTGGGTCGAGGCGAGCAACGCCGCGGCGCGGCGCTTCGACGAGCACCTGGGATTCCGAGTCGAGGCGGCGCTCAAGGGCGCGGCCTCCGACCGCGGGGATGTGCTGCTGTACGTGATGACGCGCGCGGAGTGCCGCTGGCTCGGCGCGCGGCGCAAGTCGTCGCCGCCAAGCATGGCACTCTGCGAGGCAGCATGACCGGAGCGCAGTGATGGGCAAGAAGTCAACCAGCATCCCCGGACCCGATCCGCGCCTCGTGGAGGCTCAGATGCGCTCGATGGGCATCCAGGACCAGGCGATTCAGCAGGTCATGGACCTGGCGCAGAAGCAATACGAGGCGAATGCCGAGTTCCTGCCGATGCAGAAAGAGGCGCTGCAGTTCGGCCTGGATGCGCAGCGCCAGGCGTATGACGACTCGCGCTCGGACCGCGACTTTTTCCTCGGTCGACGCGGCGCACTCTCGGGCGTCCAGGATCAGATGATCGCCGACGCGAGCAAGTTCTCAAGCGAGAGCGAGCAGAACAGCCGTGCGCAAGCGGCGCAGGCGCAAATCGCACAGCAGTTTCAGAACGCGCGCGAGGGCAACGATCGTGCGATGGCCTCGATGGGAGTGAGCCCAGCCAGCGGGCGCTACGCCGACATGATGACGCGCGTCGGCATTGATCAGGCGCGTCTTGGGGTCGCTGCTGCCAACGATGCGCGGCGCTCGGCGCGCGACGAGGGGCGGATGCTGCAAGATCGGGCGAACAACGCGCTCGCCGGATACCCGGCGCAGGGTATGGCCGCGACGGGCGCGGGCGCTGGCTATGGCGCGGGCGGGGTCGGCGTGGCGAACGCCGGCGTGGGCGGCATCAACGCCGGCTACGGCGCGACCGCCGGCACCTATGGCGTGGGCGGCGGCATGGCCGGGCAGATGGGCAACAACGCGACGAACATGTGGAACGCGCAGGCGAACTACAAGCTGCAGGCCGACCAGCTCGGCGGCGCTGACCTGTCGGGCATCGGAGCAATCGCCGGCGGCGCAGCGAAACTCTGGCAGTCCGGGTTGCCGCAGGCGATCTTTGCCGGCAGCGCACGCGCCTACAAGCAGGATGTCGATCGTGTCGGCACACACCCGGCGCTGGGCATCGGGGTCTACCGCTTCCGCTACACGCCGGCGCTGCGCGCGCGCTGGGGCGCCGGCTGGAAGATCGGCGTCATGGCCGACGAGCTCGCCGCCGTGCTGCCTGGGGCCGTCGGGGTGGACGCCGACGGGTTCACGGTCGTCGACTACGGCCAGGTCTGGGGGGCGGCGTGATGGCACGGTCTAGGCTCGGTGAGGTCGCAAGTCTCATCAGCGGCTTTAATGCCGCCTACGCTACGGTCGGGCGCGTGATGCGCGACGACGAACTGGCGAAGATCGCCGCCGCCAAGGTCGAGCAGGTTCCGGGCGCGTTCCCGGCGCCCGCCGAGGGCGCGGTGCAGGCGCAACTCGACTCCGGTGCGGGCGTCGGCGAGGCCCGCCAGCTCGCGCAAGGCCCGCGCGCGGCGCCGACGTTCAACTTCCTCGGCCAGTCCTACGGCTCGGCGCCGGACGAGCAGGCGCAGACCGCGGCGCGCCAACTCGCGATGGCGGGCGTGTTCGAGAAGAACGCCGAGGTCGAGCGCGGCATGGGCATGCGCCAGGCGGTCAGACGCGACCAGATCGCGCAGGAGGGCCTGGGGATGGAGCGCGAGCGCTTCGCCTGGGACAAGAGCGACCGTGCCAAGCGCGAGGCCGACGACGCCGCGCGGCGCAAGGCCGAGGAGGAAACCGCAGCCTGGTGGAAGGCGCGCCTGACGAGCCAGGACGGCACGCAGCGCGAGCCGCAGCCGCAGGACTACCTCGAAGCGACCCAGCATCGCATCGGCATGCTCGCCAAGGCCGGTCGCTTCGACGAGGCGGCCAAGGCGTTCTCCGAGCATGCCGCGCAGGCGATGGGCACGATCCATCTGGATCAAGCCAAGCGCGACGAGTCGGTGCGCGGCGCCATCGCGGCCGCGGCGCAGGGCAACCTGCAGCCGGCGATCGACGCCTACAACCGCTTCTTCCCGGACGGCTCGAAGGCGACGGGCTACAAGGTTGGCAAGGACGGCGCGATCTCAATCGAGCGCGTCGGCGTCGATGGCTCGAAGCTGCCTCCGCAGGTCTACAAGGGCGGCGTGAACGAGCTGGTCGCGACGCTCAACACGGCGCGCGACCCGATGGCCCTGTGGCAGTATAGCCAGGGCGAGTTTCGCAATCACCTGGAGATGCTGCGCGAGCAGCGCGCCGCGGCGCACGAGGGCAAGGTCGGCAAGGTGCTCGACGAGCAGCTGAAGGACATCGACGAGAAGCGCACCGACCGCAAGGCGTTTCGCGATGCGCGGGTTGGTGTGCAACAGGCGATCGACAGCGGCGACAAGGCGGCCGAAACCAAGGCGCGCAAGGAACTCGGTTTGTTCGCCGTCGGCGCCAAGGGAGCGAGCATCCAGTTGTCGCCCGAGGAGCGGCGCGCGATCTTCTACCTAGCATCCGGCGCGGCCAAGGACGAAGCCGAGGCGGCGCGCATGTCGCACGAGAAGGTGCAGCCGTCGATCATGGATCGCTACATGGAGATCGCTAAGCCCAGCGGCGGTCTCATGCCGACGGAAGTCGAGGTCGAGCGGACGATGGGCAACCTGTTCGGGTCGAACTGGAAGGATCAGCTGGCGGCGGCGCGGCCGGGCGCGGCGGCTGCCAAGACCTTTGCAAGCGAAGCCGACGCTGCGGCGGCAGCCAAGGCCGGCAAGATCAAGGCCGGTGATCGGGTCATCATCAACGGGCGGTCGGGTACCTGGCGCTAAGGCAAGCATGGCAGTCTGTGCGCACTTCCGCTCAGGTGCGCCATGCCGTTTGAACCCGATCCCAGCCCGGTAGGCGGGCACTTCGTACCGGATTCGCCGAGTGGCGTCGCCAATGGGACGGGCGCGCGCGAGGACTTGCTCAAGTCTCTCGAACGCGGCTTGCTGAAGCTACCCGGCCAGACGGCTGGCCTGCTCGACATCCCGGCCGCGCTCACGTCGGGCGACCGCCCGATCACGCGCGCCGCGGAATGGATCGGCAAGGCGACGGGTTTCCAGCCCGGCAAGTGGGCCGATGAGATGGCTTTCTCGCCGGGCTACGTCGCGGCCCAGCAGGACATCGCTCCCGCGTGGAACCCCGTCGAGCAGGCGCTGGCCGACCCGAGCGTCAGCAAGTCCGACTTTGCGCGCACGGTGATCGAGCACCTGCCGGAGATCGCAGGCAAGTACGCCGAGCACCCGATGTACTCGCTGAATCAGGCGGTCGAGTCGGTGCCCGGGATGATCGCCGGCGGCGGCCTGTCGCGCGTGCTGATGACGGCCGGGCGCGCGCCGGGAGTCGTTGGCGGGCTCGAACGCCTGGCCGGCAGTTGGGCGGCTCCGATCGCCGGCGGCGTTGGCGAAGGTGCGATGCAGGCCGGTCAGGTGATGGACGAGTACAAGGGCAGCGACCAGCAGCGCGCAGCCGTCGCCGCGCTTGCTTCTGGCGGCCTGGACGCCCTGATCGCCGGAGCCGGCGGACGCATCGCGAACCGGCTCGGCCTGGAGACGCCGGAAACCCTGATGGCGAAGATCGGGGACAAGTCGCTGGCGGGGGCGACCGCCAAGGGCACGGCCACTGCCGCGGCGAAGCTGGCCGGCGGCGCCATCGGAGAGGGCGCCCTGCAGGAGCTTCCGCAGTCCATGCAGGAGCAGGCGTGGCAGAACTGGGCCGATGGCAAGCCGATCGGCGAGGGAGTGCTGCGCGCCGGCGTCGAGGGCGGCATCACCGGCGGGCTGATTGGCGCGGGCGCGAACGTGCCAGGCGCCGCGCGCGCGCTGATTCCGCAGCTGGCCGCCGAACAGCCGGCGACGACCCCTCCAGCCGCCGGCGCGCCGCCGGCGATCCCCGCGGCCGAAGTGCTCGACGAACCCAAGCCGAGCGCCGCCGAAATCGCGCTGACGACGCCGCGTCAGATCACAGCCCTGGATCGGGTCAACGAGCTCGACGCCGATCTTGCCAAGGTCGAGGCGCGCCGGAACGAGATTGCCGACACCGCGCAGTACGGAGTGCAGTTCGATGCCGAGCGCACGGGACTGGATCAGCAGCGGTTCGCCCTGAGGATGGAGCGCGAGGGTCTGACGAAGGACTGGCCGGCCGTGCAGATTGGTGCGCCGACGCAGTTCTCCACCGAGGCCGGTGCGCGCGTCGACGGGGAGTACGCGCTCATCGAGGCGGACGCGCTGCAGGCGTCGCACGACACCGACCTGCGCCCGAACCCGGCTTACCCGGCCGACCTGCAGCCGCGCGACCGCACGCGCGCGGCGAGCGAGGCGCAGCTCGCGTCCATCGTCGGCCGGCTTGATCCGGCGCGGCTCGGGCAGTCGGCGACCGCGGCGGACGGCGCGCCGATCATCGGCGCCGACGGCCTGGTCGAGTCCGGCAACGCGCGCACGATCGCGCTGCAGCGGGTGTACCGCGCCAACGGGCAGAAGGCCGAGAACTACAAGGCGTGGCTGCGCGAGGCGTCGGCTGCGGTGGGGCTGTCGCCGGAGCAGGTCGACGCGATGCGCCAGCCGGTGCTGGTGCGGGTGCGCACGACGCCGGTGAACCGCGCCGAGTTCGCGCGCCAGGCCAATGCTTCGACGGTGGCGGCGATGTCGCCGCTCGAACAGGCGCGCGCGGACGCGGCGCGCATCGACATGCTCGACGACCTGCGCCCGGACGAGCAGGGCGACTTCGCCACGTCGCGCGACTTCATCCGGCGCTTCGTCGGCCGGCTGCCGGCGACCGAGCAGGCGGGCATGATCGACGCAGGCGGGCAGTTGTCCTCCGGTGGCTACGCCCGGGTGCGCAACGCCGTGCTGGCGAAAGCCTATGGTGACTCGCCGGTGCTCACCCGCATGGTCGAGTCGATGGACGACAACCTGCGCAACGTCAGCCGCGCGCTGCTGATCGCCGCGCCGCGGGTGGCGCAGGCGCGCGCCGCGATCCAGGCGGGCCGCCGCTTCGATGCCGACATCACGCCGCATCTGGTGGGAGCGGTCGAGGAACTGGGGCGCATCAAGGACGCCGGCGGCAGCGTCGCCGACGCGCTGGCGCAGGCCGGACTGATGGGCGACGAGCGCACGCCCGAGGCGCGCGATCTGCTCGGCTTCCTGGCCGACAACGTGCGCCGCCCACGGCGCATGGCCGACTTCATCACGGCGTACTTCGACGCTCTGGACGCAGCAGGCGATCCGGCGCAGGGCTCGCTGATGGGCGAAGTGCAGGCGCCGACGACGGGACAACTGATGGCGGCCGCGCGCCGCGAGCAAGGGGGCAACGATGGCGGCACTACCGAAGACGCCGGCAGGGGACACGCTGGAGAAGTCGCGCCGGCTGTTCCAAGCGCTTCAGGCCGATCCCCGGATGCGCAGGGCGGTAGCGGCGGCACTCAAGGCAATGCAGCGCCCGCAGCCAACGCCAGCCAGGTAGCCGAGGAGTGGCGCGTGTTCGCGCCGGAGACGGGAACGCTTGGCGTGCCGCGCGCCGAAATGCCGCAGGTCAAGGTCGCGCGCCGGCCGGAGCTGTTCGAGTTCCTGCAGGGGCGCGGCATCGGGCACCAGCGGGTGAGCCTGCCGGCAGACTCTCTCAAGCCGACGCAGGCCGAGTATTCGCCGGCAAAGACTGAATCAGCGGCTCACCTGGCCGAGGAGCAGAGCGACCGCGCGGCGGTGCTTGTGTCGTCGGACGGCTACGTGCTGGATGGGCACCATCGCTGGCTCGCACGTTTCGAGGCGCATCAGCCGGTGTGGGCGATCCAGTTCGACGCGCCGATCGGCAGGCTGCTCGACGCGGTGATGCAGTTCCCGGGCGCGCACGTCTCCAAGGACAGCGAGGGCGCGGTCGTGCCAAGCGCACGGGACCTGGCGGTGGCCGACCTCAAGGACGCGGTTGGCGAGCTGGGCGACTTCCTGACCCGGCACATGCGCGCGGCAATCGTCGAGGAGGACAAGCCGCGGGTCATGCCGATCATGGTCAAGGTGGCCGACGCCGCGATCCGCATCGTCGGCACCGACCTGCGCCGCGTCGTCGCCTGGATGCGCGATCACTTCCGGCGCAACAAGGGCACGCTGCCGGGGTGGAACACGATCCCCGCGACTTGGTACAGGGAGGCCGCCGAGAAGGCGCTGGCCGGGCTGCAGGAGCGCGGGCAGCAGACCGGACTGTTCGACGAGGCGGAACAGGCGCAGGCGGATCTGTTCGCGGCGGCGCCGGTGGAACCCGATGCGCCCGTCCCAGCCGCCCCGACAATGGCAGCGTCAGAGAGCGGCAAGGGCGGCCCGACGACGCCGCGCCGGATGCACATTGCCGAGTTCAAGGAGGACGAGCAACTGCCGGCCGAGGCCATCGCGCAGGCGAAGGCCGAAGTGCAACGCCTGAACGGCACGATTCCGGCGCCGCAACAGATCACCGCGCAGGAGCGGCAGCAGGCCGAGGCGCTTATCGCGCCGATGGTCGAGATCGCCACCGCCGAGAAACCGGCGTTCGATGCCAAGGTCGAGGAAGTCGCCAAGGCAAGCGGCTCGCTCGGGTGGTTGCTGGCCCCGCTGAAAAGCCTCGAGCGCAGCGCGTCGAAGCTCGTGTTGGAAGCGGCGATGCAGCCGTCCAAGATGCGCGACCTGTTGCGCGCGACCATCGTGGTATCGAGCTTCGCCGACGCGCAGAGGGCGGTCGATGCGATCTACCGCACGTTTGAAGTCGTTCCTGGCCGCATCAAGAACCGCACCCCCGCGGAACTGACCGCGCCCGATCTGACGGGGCAAAGCGGGCTATTGCAGTCCGGCTATGGCGACGTGCTGGTGAACGTGAAGGCGGGCGGGATTGAGGCCGAAATCCTCATCAACGTGCCGGAAATGCTCGCCGCCAAGGAAGGGCAGGGCCACAAGCTCTATGAGATCGAGCGCGGACAGCCTGCGGGTTCGGATTCAGCGCGTCAGGTGGTCGACGCGCAGCGCGCTTTCTATGCCGCCGCTTCGGCCGCGGCCAACTTGCGCCAGTCCGCTTCGGACAGCCGCATGGCTTCCGACATGGGCGGCCAACCGCGCGAGGGCTTGAGCTCGCCGCCAACCAAGTCGAACGGGCCATCCGAGGGGATCAGCACTGACAGCAAGCCGGAATCGCGCTCGAAGAACTCGCAGCCATCCGGGAATTTGCCTGGTACTTTCATCGCCCCTCCTTCGGCTCCCATTGTACCAGAGGCGGGTGAAAACCCGTACACTGCCGACAAGGGAAAGTCAAGCGATGACGCTGCTCACTCAAACGATCGAGAAGGCGATGCTGGATCGCGCACCGGCCCTGCACGCGCAGTTGAAGGCGCAGGGCAAGCTGACGGCGTACCTGCGGGAGACGGCGGCCGAGGTCAACAGCCAGGTAGCAAGCGCGTCGGCGCCGACGCAGGATCTGGCGAACCTGCCGTTCCACCAGAAGGTCGGAACGATGAACGCGCGGGCCGCGGCGGCAAGGGAAAGCGCGCTCGACGCGGCGCTGCAGTTCCCGCAGGACGAGACCTCAAGCCCAAGTCAGGGCTGAACTACCGCTTCACCGACGACGACATCAGCCCGCCCGGATCCTGGGCGAAGCGCGCCGCCGCCAACGTCGAGGCGGTCGAACTCGTCAAGAAGCTCGATGCCGAGAAGCGCCAGGCCACGCCCGAGGAGCAGCGCGTGCTCGCGCGCTTCGTCGGCTGGGGCGCCAGCGACCTCGCGCAGAACCTGTTCTCGTCGAAGCTGGACAAGCTCGACGACGTGCTCCAGCAGTACGAGGAAGCCGTCAAGGCATTCGAGAAGCGCGGCAACTGGCCGATGGTGCCGGACCGCTACAACAGCTACGTCGAGGGCCGCTACGCCGCCTTCTCGGTGCTGAACTACGCCGCTGGCGGCAAGCTCGACTACTACCGGACGACCGAGATCACGCGCGAGCAGCTGGACAAGGCCGCGCCCAAGAAGTCGGACCGCGCCTGGCTCGAGTTGCGCAACCGGCTGCGCGCCGTGATGACGGAGGGCGATCTCGCCGAGGCCTCGCGCTCGACGCAGTACGGTCACTACACGTCGGCCGGGGTCGTGCGTGGCATGTGGCGCGCGCTCGAGCGGTTCGGCTTCAAGGGAGGCCTAGTGCTCGAGCCCGGCGCCGGCAAGGGCAACTTCCCCGGCCTGATGCCCGACGCGCTGGCCGCGAACAGCAGCTACACCGGCATCGAGTACGACTCGATCACCGGCGCGATCCTGCGCCAGTTGTTCCCCGACGAGAACACGCGCACCGAAAGCTACATCGACACGAAGCTGCCGCGCGACTTCTACGACGTGGGCATCGGCAATCCGCCGTTCGCCGGCCTGTCGGTGCTCGCCGACCCTGAGTACAAGCGCAACGCCTTCAAGCTGCACGACTACTTCTTCGCCAAGACGATCGACCGCGTGCGGCCGGGCGGCATGGTGGTGTTCGTCACGTCGCGCTTCACGATGGACAAGCAGGGCGACAAGGCCCGCGCCTACCTCGCCGAGCGCGCCGACCTGCTTGGCGCGATCCGCCTGCCGCAGACCGCCTTCAAGGAGAACGCCGGCACCGAGGTCGTCACCGATGTGCTGTTCCTGCGCAAGAAGGTGCCGGGCGAAGTGTTCGAGCACGGCCAGGCCTGGCTCAAGTCGGTGCCGGTCGATGTCGCCGGCAAGCCCGAGCAGATCAACGAGTATTTCGCGGCGCACCCGGAAATGATCCTCGGCACGCCGTCGCGCGCCGGCTCGATGTACCGCAAGGACGAGTACACCGTCGAGGCGCCGGCGGGCGAGATTGCCGACCTGTTTAATGCCGCGGTCGACCTCCTGCCGGCCGACGTGATGACGCCCGCGCGCGGCTCGGCCGGCGAGGCCGCGGTCGTGCGCGACCTCGACTTCAACCCGAAGGCCAAGAAGGAGGGCAACTACTACGTCAACGACAAGGGCATCGTGATGCAGCGCGAGGGCGGCGTCGGCGTGGCCGTGCAGTTGCCCAAGGCCGACGAGGCGATCGTGCGCTCGTTCGTGCCGCTGCGCGACGCCTTGAAGCAGGCCCAGCACGACCAGTTGAACGATGGCGACTGGCAGGCGAGCCTGGCGGCGCTGCAGGCCGCCTACAAGGCCTTCACCGACGCGCACGGCCGGATCAACCAGTTCAAGCTGCGCAACGTCAACGTCAAGGTCGACGTGCTCGACGATGACGGCGTGCCTACTGGTGCCAAGGTCGCCGCCGTCGAGGAACGCCCGGTCTACCCGATTGCCACTGCGTTGCAGGACGACCCGGAGTTCACGCTCGTTCGTGCGCTCGAAGACGTGAACGAGGACACCGGCGAGATCAAGCCGAGCGACTTCCTGAACCAGCGCGTGCTCGGCGCCCCGCGCAAGGTCGAGGCGGCCACGCCGCACGACGCGATGCTCGCGGTCCTGAATGACACCGGCAAGGTCGACATCGGCGAGATCGCCGAGCGCCTGGACATGGACGAGGCCGACGTGATCGCCGCGCTCGGCTCGGCCGTGTACCGCAACCCGCAGGGCGGCGCCTGGGAGACGGCCGACGAGTACCTGTCGGGCGACGTGGTGAAGAAGCTCGCGCTGGCCGAGGCCGCCGCCAAGAACGACCCCGCCTACGAGCGCAACCTCGAACCGCTGCGCGCCGCGCGCCCGCCTGCCAAGAGCCCGGCCAACATCGACATTGCCATCGGCATGAACTGGATTCCGGGCAGCGTCTACGAGCAATTCCTGCGGGAGACGGCCGGCGTCAAGTCGCGCGTGATCTGGAACGACGCGACGCGCCAGTGGGCCGTATCCTTCACCGACACGAAGGGGGTGCGCAGCCACCAGCGCCCGGCTGCGGTCGAGGAATGGGGCACCGCGCATCGGCATGCCGGCGAACTGCTCGAGCACGCGCTGACCGGCCGCCCGGTGATGATCCGCAACGATGTTCGCACCCCGGAAGGCGGCACCAAGAGCGTCGCCAACCCGGCTGCAATCGAGGCCGCGAACGAGAAGCTCGAGAAGCTCAAAGCCGAGTTCGGCAAGTGGATCTGGCGCGACACGGAGCGGTCCGACTTCATCGTCAGGATGTACAACGACCAGTTCAACACGATCGCGCCGCGCTCCTTCGACGGCCGCCACCTGACCCTGCCGGGGACCTCGGCGCTGTTCAACGTGTTCGACCACGTGAAGCGCGGCGCGTGGCGTGTCATCCAGTCGGGCAACACCTACCTCGCGCACGCGGTCGGCAGCGGCAAGACGTTCGAGATGGTGATCTCGGCGATGGAGCAGAAGCGCCTGGGCCTCATCAAGAAGCCCATGATGGTCGTGCCCAACCACATGCTGCGCCAGTTCGCGTCGGAGTGGATGCAGCTGTACCCGGCCGCCCGGCTGATGGTCGCCGACGAAAACGCTTTCCACAAGGACAAGCGGCGCCAGTTCGTGTCGCGCGTCGCGCTGTCGGATCTGGATGGCGTCATCATCACGCACAGCGCCTTCAAGCTGCTCGACATGGACCCGGCCTACCGGGCGAAGATCGTCGAGGAACAGCTTGACCAACTGCGCGCCGCGCTCGAGCAGGTCGAGGACGAGGACGACAGCGGGCGGTCGCCGCGCGTCAAGCAGATCGAGAAGCGCATCGAGACGCTGGAACAGAAGCTCGTCGCCGCGCAGAAGTCCGCGAGCAAGGACCAGAACGCGCGCTTCGACGAGCTCGGCGTGGACATGCTGTACGTCGACGAGGCGCACCTGTACCGCAAGCTCGACTTCGGGACCTCGCGCCAGGTCAAGGGGATCTCGTCCGATGGGTCCGACGCCGCGCTCGACCTGTACGTCAAGACGCGCTGGCTCGAGGACAAGCACCCAGGCCGCTCGCTCGTCATGGCGTCGGGTACGCCGATCACGAACACGCTCGCCGAGCTCTACTCGGTGCAGCGTTACCTCGGCCGCCAGGCCTTGATCGACAAGGGCATCGAGGACTTCGACTCCTGGGCCGCGATGTTCGGCCGAGAGAAGACGGCGCTCGAGGCCAACGCATCGGGCAAGTACGAGCCGGTGACGCGCTTCTCGGAGTTCGTCAACGTGCCCGGCCTGATCCAGATGTTCAAGCAGTTCGCCGACGTGCTGACGGCCGACAACCTGGCCGCGCTGCTGGGCGACAAGCGGCCGAAGGTGCAGGGCGGCGCGCGCAAGATCATCGTCACGCCGAAGACGACGCGCTACCGCCACTACCAGCGCACGCTGGCCGCGCGCGTCGAGACCTCGCGCAAGTGGAAGCCGACCAAGGACGAGCCGAACAATCCAGACCCGATGATCCGCATCATCGGCGACGGCCGCCTGGCCGCGATCGACATGCGGTTCGTGAGCCCGCACGCGCCGAGCGACCCCAATTCCAAGCTCAACAAGATGATCGACGACGTGATCGCGGCCTACCGCGAAACCGCCGACATGGAGTACACGGACAAGAGGACCGGCAAGCCCGAGCCGAACAAGGGCGCGACGATGATGGTCTTCTCGGACCTCGGGTTTGGCGAGGGCGTCGCCGCCAACCGGGGGTTCAACGCGCGCGCGTGGTTCGAGAAGCGGCTGCGCGACGCTGGCGTGCCGGCTACGCACGTCGCCTTCATGGGCGACTACAAGAAGGCAAGCGACAAGCTCCGGCTGTTTCAGGACATGAACGCCGGGCGCAAGCGGATCCTCGTCGGGTCGTCGAAGAACATGGGGACGGGCGTCAACGCGCAGCAGCGCCTTCTTGACCTGTTCCATCTGGACTCGCCGTGGTTCCCGGCCGACCTCGAGCAGCGCGAGGGGCGCATCGTGCGCCAGGGCAACAAGAACAAGGAGGTCCGGCTGCGCGCCTACGTCGCCAAGGGCAGCTACGACTCGACGATGTGGGACATGCTGGCCCGCAAAGGGTTCTTCATCGATCAGGCACTACAGGGCGACCCGAACATCGACCGGATCGAGGATCTGGATAGCGTCAGCCAGTACGCGCTCGCCTCGGCGATGGCCGCCGGCGACCCGCGCGTGTTGCAGCTGGCCGGCATGCGCGCCGACATCGAGAAGGGCAACCGGCTCTGGCAGGCGCACGAGGATCAGCGCCAACGATTCAAGCGGCGCTACGAGTGGGCCGAGCACACCGCCGCCGCGAGTCGCGCGCTGCTGGCCGATGCCGACGCCGCTGCCGCGAAGGTCACGGACCTGTCGGGCGACAAGTTCGTCGCCGTCGTCGATGGCAAGACTTACACCGAGCGCAAGGCCTTCGGCCAGGCGTTGAAGGACGCCGCGCGCTACGCCGCGTCGGGCGTGGAGAAGTCGCAAGTCATCGGCGACGTGTCGGGTTTCCCGGTGCGCTTCGCGTCGAGGCGCACCGAATCGGAGTTCTACTGGAACGTCCTGCTCCAGACTCCGCCGCCGGTCGTTCTGATGAGCAACGGTGACGAGGATCCGGTGCAGATGGCGATCAAGGCGACGAACACCGTCGCCAACGTGGTGCGCCTGCCCGCGACGCTGCGCGACGCGATCCAGGCCGCGGAAGCCGAGCGCGATGCGCTGCGCACGCGCCTGGAAACGCCGTTCCCGATGGCCGACATGCTGGCCGCCAAGCAGCGCGAGGCCGCCGCGCTCGAGGCCGAGATCGCGTCGGCGTCGAAAGACCGGCCGTGGCGCGTCGAGCGCACCGACACCGGCATGTTCCTGACCGTGATGGCGCACAACGAGGAAACCGCCGTCGACAAGGGCATGGAGCAGCTCGGTGGCGAGCCCGAGGCGTGGCGCGCGATCGAGTTCGATCAGGTGCGCGAGTACGACGAGGAGGAGTCCACCACCGCCGCTGCCATGGGCATGATCCCGCCGACCTACTTCTCGCGCGGCACCGCGGGCGGGATCGATTTGCGCACACTGCAAGCGGTCAAGGATCGCTTGACGACTGCAATGCCGGGCATGCCGTCCGTCGAAGTGCTCGCCTCGCCGGCCGATGCGCCGCAGGCGCTGCGCACCTTCATCGAGAAGCGCGGCGCCATGGCCGACACCGAAGGCGCCTTCCACGGCGGCCGGATCTACCTGTTCGCCAGCGGCATCGAGGACGAGGCTCGCGCCGAGCACGTGCTGGCCGAGCACGAGGTCGCGCACGCCGGCCTGGCCGCGCTGCTGGGCTCCGGCAAGCAGCAGGCGATGCAGGCGCTGTTCAACAACAACGCCGACATCCGCCAGGCCGCCAAGCCGCTGATCGACGGTGGGATGCCGCTGGCCGAAGCCGTCGAGGAAGTGATCGTCGACATCCCGAGCGCCCGGCTCGCGCGCTTGAAGGGCTGGCGGCTGGTTGTCGGCAAGGTGCGCGACGCGCTCGCGAAGCTCGGCTTCGAGCGGATGGCGGCGCAGATCGACGCCTGGCTCACCGGGCATCTGACGGAGCGGCAGCTTGCCGACCTGGCCGTGGCCGATCTGGTGCGCGCGGCGCGCGGGTTCTACGCCAAGCGTCGTGTGGCCCGACTCGCGGACGATGCCGCAGCGCAGGAGCAGTGGCTGAATCGTGAGGCACGCGCGCGCGGGTTCAAGGACATCGACGATCTCGCGGAGCGGGCCTATCCGGTGTTCGAGAAGCTTGCCGAGTTGTGGCGCAGGCAGCATCCGGCGAGTGCGCTGCTGTCGCAGAGGCCCACCGCCGAGCGCGCGCTGTCGTTCGACGCCGCCAGCAGCGCGGTCATCGCCGACTTTCGCAACGATGTGCCGTTGAAGTCACGTCCGGAGTACCGGGCCGCAAAGAGCGGTGATCGCGCGGCTGCCGCCGATCTGGTGCAGGCTCTCGTCAAGTCGCAGAACCTGCAAGCGGCGCGTGACGCTTTCGGCCTCGATGTGGTCTACGTGCCCGTGCATGCCGAGGAAGCGACCGGGCGCAACCAGATCCCCAACATGCTGGCGGCCTACTACGCCGCCAAGGCCGGCGGAACCGTCGACAACGACATCGTGCAATCGAACCGTGCGTTCCATACCGGCGCGAGCGCGATGGAGCGCCTGATCGCGCGCGCCGAGTTCAGCGGCAAGGTCGAGTCGGGTCGGCGCTATGTGCTGGTCGACGACGTGACGACGATGGGCAGCACGCTTGCCGACTTGGCCGCGTTCATTCGTGTGGGCGGCGGTGAGGTTGCCGGGTCAGTGGTCTTGGTCAACGCGATGCGCGGCGGTAGAATGCTCGCAGACGCGAAGACCGTTCGCGAATTGGAGGTCCGCCATGGAGACGAGATCCGAAGCCAGTTCGGCGTCGCGCCAGGCGCCCTCACAGCCGAAGAAGCCCGCTACCTCATCGGCTTCCGATCGACTGACGAACTCAGAGGTCGAGTCGCTGCGGCGCGACAAGCAAGAGTCGATCGCCTGGGCGCAAGAGCGATTCGCCCAACCCGCCGAGCCGACGACGACCTGACACGCCTGTCGGTCGCTGCGCCAACGTCGGGCGCACAGTCCACACTGACGCCGACGCAGCGTGCTGATGCGCTGATCCAGAACGCAGCCGGCACGCCGAAGCCGCTGGATGCCTTCACGCGCATGCTCACCCGGGTCAGCGGCCTCGAACGGCTGACGACGATGGGCTACGGCCTGGGCGCGCGGCTGATCGACCGGATCACGCCGGAGCGGGTGAAAGCCGGCCTGGTGTCGGACTACGGTGTGCCCGAGGCGGTGATCGACCAGCGCGCGATGCTGCAGGGCCGCCAGCGTGAGCAACTGCGCGACGCCGGCAAACTGCTGGAAAAGCTCGCGACGATGACGCGCGCGGAGTCGCGCATCGCCTACGAGTGGATGCACGGCGAGGACACGCGCACGGCCGATGAACTGCTGGCCGACCTGCCGGCGGAATCGGTCGCCGTGCTGCGCCAGGTGCGCGCGCTGATCGACGGTCTTTCGCAAGAGGCGGTCCGGCTGGGCCAACTCGACCCGGAAGCGTTCAAGCGCCATCGCTTCGCCTACCTGCGGCGCAGCTACTTCAAGCATGCTGCGGAGCTGACCGGCGCCGAGAAGAAGGCGCGGGCGCACGCAATCTCGATCCTCGGCGATCAATACCGCGGGCGGGGGATCTCGCTCGCGGCGCCGATGCGCCAGATGCAGAGCGTCGCGCCGGAGTGGTGGAAGCGCAAGCTCGCCGCCGGCAAGGCCGACACGTCGCTCAAGGGCGAGAAGTTCGAGCGGCTGGAGCGGCGCGCGCCGACGGGCGCGGGCACGGCGCAGATCCCTGGCGTGGATGGCGAGCGCCGGCCGGGCCGCATCCTCGAAGTCCACTACTGGCCCATCGCAGAACCCAAGCCGGCGAAGTACGCCGACTGGGAATCGGCCGGTGTGTTCGAGGCGATCGACACCAAGGGCGGCGACGTGGTGCTGTGGCGCGACTTCACCAAGGAGGAGCGCGTCAAGATGGGCGAGATTGATGAGGCTCGCTACGCCATCGCCAAGACGCTGCAGCGCATGATTCACGATGTCGAGGTCGGGCGCTACCTGCAGTGGCTGTCGCGCAACCACGCGAAGAACGAGGGCGAGCCCTTCGCCGGTACGGTCGTTCCGGCGTCGGAGCGCTACCTCGATTCGTTCAAGCCGCACGAGTGGGTGCGCGTGCCGGACACGTCGATCGCCGGCACCGATGGGGTCAAGAAGTACGGTGCCCTGGCCGGCAAGTACCTGCCGGGGCCGATCTGGAACGACCTGCGTCAGGTGGTCGGCGGGCGCTTCATGCCGCTCGGGCAGACCTACCACGACATCCTGCGCCTGTGGAAGATGAGCAAGACCGCGCTGTCGCCGGCCGTGCACATGAACAACGTGATGGCGAACGCGATCATGGCCGACTGGCACGATGTCAGCGCCGGGCACGTCGCCAAGGCGCTGCGCATCGTGCTCGGCGCGAGCGCGCGCGACGGGCGCGGCGTGCTCGGGCGGGCGGGCAACGCGGCCGGTGGCCTGGGCATCGCGGACCGGGATGTCGCGCGCGCGATCCTGACGCGCTACGAGAACTCGGGCGGCGCGATCGGCGGCTGGGTGACGCAGGAAATCGCCGAGGAGCAGTTGGCGCCGATCGTCGACGCGCTGCGGCGCGAGCTGGCGACGACCGCTGCGGCCGCCGCGCCGGCCGAGATCGGCGTGTACTCGGCGCTGCAGCACGCGCTGCCTGC